TCCATATTACTAAACTATGTCTAGATCCTTTTTTAACTGGACATACTCTATGCCAAACAAAACCAGGAAATACAACTAAAGATCCTTTAGGTAATATCTCTGTGCATTTTCTAATATTAGGTTTTTTGTCTGGGTCTTTATTTCTAAAATCAAATTCTAATTCCCCACCTTTATAATCTTTTGGATCTGACAAACTAACTGTTACAGATAGTTTTCTAATTTTTCCATGTGATAGGTCACCCTCTTGTCTTTGGTATGGTTGATCCCAACCATCACAATGCCAATCATAAAATTGACCTTTTTCATATTTTGTAAACTGACAAGACTCACTATAGTCCCATTGAAAATTCCAACCTGCATTTGCATTTGCTTGATGAATATATGGTTGTATTTCTTTATAGATCCATCTATCACTCATCCAAACAATATTAGAATCTCTTTTTTGTTTTAAATCTTTTATTTGTTTTTGATTTAATTTTTTTGCATCACCATAACCACCAGTAACAGCCATTTGATCAGAAATAGATTTTCCATACTTTACAATGTCATCACAGATACGTTCTGGGATTGCTGATTTAAAATACCAATAATAATTTGTAAGATTCATCTTTCTATATCTTTCTTATATCGATTATTTAGAAATAGTCAATGTCCCCGAAGATGTAAACGTGGCTAATTTATCACCACCTGGATGAGTTGAAGTTGAACCTCCAGGAGTTACCGCAAAAGTTAATGCACTAGGTCCTCTAATAACAACAATACCTGAACCACCAGCTCCTGCTGCTTTTGTTGGACCTGGTTGTGCAGCACTAGCACCACCTCCACCTCCAGTATTGGCTGATCCTGCACTACCACATCCATCAATAGATGCGTTTCCACCTCCACCTGCACCACCTGATCCAGCTCCTGGAGAAGAGTCTCTAACTCCTCCTCCACCACCAGCGTATGTTGTGTCAGGACCTAAAATTGTATTTGGTGCACCAGCACCACCTGGTCCTCCTGGACCACTTGGTTTATTACCAGCGGTTCCAGCAGCCGTTGCTCCACCACCACCTCCACCAGAACTGTTTGATCCATTAGCTAAATTAGATTGTCCACCATCATTACCTTGTGGAGGACTCGTTGGTGGTGTATTTCCTGATCCACCTGCAGCTGTGCTACAAGCAGGACCTGCTCCACCACCTCCACCACCTGATCCACCATCTCCACCAGTTTTTACAGCATTTTGTTCAGATCCACCTCCACCACCACCTGCAGATGTTATTGTTGAAAATGTTGATTCATTACCTTGAACTCCTCTTACAGCGTAAGATCCTGTTGCTCCACCAGCTCCTACTGTAATAGCATAAGATCCTGTACTTAAACTTGATAAAGATGATCCTCTAAGTGGGCTAGGTCCATAACCAGAAGTTCTATAACCTCCAGCTCCTCCACCACCGGCTGCTCTACTACATGATTTACCACCGCCACCACCACCGGCAACTACTAAATAATCTAAACTAACACCTAAAGCAATAGATCCATCAGGCCATAATCCTTGTTGCAAAGCACTTAATTGACTTTGCATTGACCACACACCACTTGCTTTACTTAATTCTTTTACGATAACTACTCCTGAACCACCATTACCACCTTGTGTCGGACTTGATCCTGGACCTACTGTTCCTCCACCGCCACCACCAGTATTAGTTGTTCCATTTCTTGGTGCTTGAGCTCCGTTACTTGCAGCACCTCCACCGCCAGTTCCTCCAGCACCACCTGTTGCTGTTGAACCACCACCACCTCCTCCGGCATAATTACTACCACTAAATTCTATTCCAGCTCCACCAGCACCACCAGTACCTGGTCCTGGAGGAGGGGCACTACCTGCTGCCGTAGCTCCGCCACCACCTGCTGCTGTACAATTATCACCACCTGCTGCAGCTGGACCTCCGGGAAAACCTTGACCACATGTTCCCGCACCACCTGCTCTACAATTTACATTTGAACCTGGGCCACCACCTGAACCACCTGCTGCTCCTTGACCATCACTATCTGGTTGACCACCGCCACCGCCACCACCGCCGCCGGTTGTTGGAACAGTTGATCCACAAGTTACAAAAGAAGATGTGCTTCCGGAAGCTCCTACAGTTTCTGGTGTAGATCCTGAACCCCCAGCTCCAATTACTACTGCTCCTAAAGCTGTGTTACCACAAACTGGAATACTTGATCCTTTTATAGCTCCACCGGCTCCGCCACCACCTGAACGGGACGCTCCACCGCCACCGCCACCTCCACCAGCTACTATTAAATAATCAATTAATCTAGTTCCTGGTTGTGTAGTAACTGCGCTAGGTGTGCTTGAATTATGGGTAGTAGTTGTATCTTTTCCAAACGAAGTCTTATTCGTTTTTCCAATTACACCACCGTTTGCTGAGCCAGATTTATTTCTAGGCATTTGAGTCTCCTATTCGGACACCCAAGCTGTGCCATTCCAATTATATTTGGTAGGTGTTTCCGATTCGTCGTTAGTTTTTGTTGCTTCCCAACCTGTTGTGTTGTCGGCTTGATATTTTGTTTCGTTCCATGAAATCATATACATTACATCACCTTCTTCTATAACTGTTGGATAAGTTATTGGTGCTTGCCAATCGTCACTTGCATCTAATGACCATGATGCATAAGGTTGTTGTGATAAAAATTTATCTTTTACAGGATCGTAAACCATTCCAATACCTGCATATTGTTTTCTAAAATTGTGATTGTAAGAAGTTTGTTTCCAAATACCACCATTAAAAAAATTAATACACCATGTTTCTCCATCAACATGCATGTCCGAAGGAACTTCATCATTAGCAACAACTACTACTCTTTCCACAATTTGATGTGTATCTGATGTAAAACCTGTTGGATCTACTTTTGTTTTTAATTCTGCAAAATGTGCCATTTTTTTACTCCTTTAAAATTACATTTATATTTTATGCTTCGCCAATTGTCAACGTTCCAGATGCTGTAAATTTACCTATCTTATCTCCTCCTGGATGAGTTGATCCAGTAAATGCAGGACTTGGTGTTCCTGCTAAAGTAAATTCACTTGGAACTCTAACGACCACGATACCTGAGCCACCTGCTCCTCCTGTAGGTTCAGCACCACTTCCTCCACCTCCACCACCGGTGTTAGCTGATCCTGCGGTTGCATCTATAGGAATGTTTTGGCCTCCGTTTCCACCACCACCTGCACCTCCACATCCTTTAGTTCCGTAAGCTCCAGCACCTCCACCTCCAGCGTAAGTAGTGTCTGGTCCTAAAATTGTATTTGGTGCTCCTGCACCACCTGATCCACCTGTTCCATTTGGCTGTGATCCATCACCACCAGCAGCTGTTGCTCCACCTCCACCACCGCCTGCTAATTTACAGTTAGGTGCTCCTGGAGGAGCTGCTCCTTGTCCACCATCATTTCCTTGAGGAGGACTAAGCGATCCTTCATTACCAGACCCACCAGCTCCTCTTGGATTTGACAGATATGCAGTACCTCCACCACCACCTGATCCTCCAGGCCCTCCTGGATCTCCAGGTGTAGCTAGTTTACCTCCATAACCTCCACCTGTTGAAGTAATACAACCAAAAACTGAATCAGATCCTTTTGCACCTCTACAAGAAGACTGGCCAGCTGCTCCAGCTCCAACTGTTATTGAATGTTCTCCTAAACTTAAACTTTGTGCTGTTCCTCGTAATGGACTTGGCCCGTAACCTGATGCTCGGTAACCACCTGCTCCACCTCCACCACCAGCATTTGCTCCACCAGATCCACCACCAGCGACCACTAAATAATCTATTGTTGCTGTTCTTGTAATCCAATTACCTGCGCTAACTTCATCTAATACTGTATTCATATCCCAAACACCTGATGCACATTTAGGAGCTACCTCTTTTACAACAACAATACCTGAACCACCACTTCCAGCTCCAGGGTGATTACTACCATCAGACCCACCACCGCCACCACCAGTGTTTGCTGTTCCATCTTCATAATTTTGTCCACACGCTCTTCTTTCAGAACCTTGTCCACCGCCACCAGGGCCACCAGAACCGCCATCTGGTCCAGTTCCTGCACCAGGCGGACTTTGAACTGCTCCACCGCCACCACCAGCATAAGTTACAGAACTTCCTGTAATAGAATCGGCTGATCCATTTCCACCATTTCCACCACAACCATCTGCTCCATTAGAACCTGCTCCTCCGGCTCCACCTCCACCACCAGCTCCGCCACCAGAACTCGGACTTGGACCCCCACCAGTTCCACCATTATTTCCTTGAGAGGGACTTGTTGAAGGCGTGTTACCATCTCCTGCTGCACCACAAAAAGCACTTGCTCCTCCACCACCAGATCCACCATCTCCACCACATTTACTAGCTGGATTAGGTGGGTGAGGGTGATTACCGCCTCTTCCGCCACCAGCTGAAGTAATACATGCAAAAGTTGAAGATCCTCCTTGACTAGACAAAGTAGTATAAGAAGGAGATCCAGTACCACCGGCTCCAACAGTTACAGTTACGTGTCCTGCTGTTGTAATACAAGCAGCTTGTCTAAAACCTCCACCGCCGCCACCTCCGCCTCCAGCGCCAGCGCCATTACCACCGCCACCTCCTCCAGCAACAACTAATAAATCAGTTATTGTTGAGGTACAGTTTATTTTTGAAAAAGTACCTGATGATGTAAAAGTGGTAGTCTTTGTTTGTGGTGTATTGATAACTTTTACAGGTCCAATTATTCCGCCATTTCCAGCCATAATTTAAACCTCCTAAGCGTCGTCTATAACTTCATATGAAACAAAAAGCGTTAAATCTGAAGCTGCGCTTGCTCCACCTTCTAATACGTCACCTT